ATGTATGACTTACTGCTGTCTGCATTATTGATACGCAAGTCATTGGCTAGAATTTTTAAATTACCCGTGCCTACATCCGCAATAACGCTATCTGTAGCGGTATGGTAAATCTCTAAGTCAGACCCAGCACCAAAGATAGCCTTGCGGTTGTCAGCAAAAGTTACATCAGTGCCCGGATTAGTACCAACCTCAATTACAGAACCACCTGAGTCTTCTGTGTAGAGGCGCTTATTAGTAAGATCCAGCGCAGGTTCACCTTGGACAAGATCTCCTGCTAGAGGCGCACCTGAGCCGTTCTTTAGTTTAATCGTGGTCGCCATTAGTACGAACCTCCATTAATAGTTCCTGTTATTTCAAAACCGTTTAAGTCTAAGTTACCACCTAGCTGCGGCGTAGTGTCACCGATAAGATCAGGGTTAATCGTGTTCCACGTAGATCCATCGTAGATACGTGTTGTGTTGTCACCTGTGTTAAAGTACCAATCACCAGCAGTAACGGCGTTACCGTTTAGATCCACCGTAGGATTGCTTGCTTGCGCTCCTAAGAAGAATCCGTCGATAGCCTCTTGTGCAGCCTCTGCTGCCGTTTGTGCAGCTTCTGCAGCCGTCTGTGCAGTCTCAGCGGCAGTCTGTGCGTTACTTGCGTTTGTCGCTGAAGTAGACGCTGCAGACGCGCTAGATGCTGCATTGGTTTCTGAGGTAGACGCATTAGACGCAGACGTTGCTGCGTTAGTCTCACTTGTGCTGGCTGCAGATGCTGATGCTGCTGCATTAGTCTCACTTGTGCCAGCATTAGTCTCAGACGTAGCTGCTGCTGATGCTGATGACGCTGCCGCAGTCGCACTACTAGCCGCATTAGTTTCACTTGTGCTTGCGTTAGATTCGCTAGTGGCTGCGTTAGTTTCAGAGGTAGCTGCGTTAGTCTCGCTAGTTGATGCTGCTGATGCACTAGAGGCTGCTGCAGTTGCACTGGTAGACGCATTAGACGCAGACGTTGCTGCGTTGGTTGCGCTAGTAGACGCTGCAGACGCCTGTGTTGTTGCTGTAGTTGCGCTAGATGCTGCAGAGGTTTCACTCGTGCTTGCATTAGTCTCGCTAGTTCCAGCGTTAGTTTCACTGGTAGACGCAGCAGAGGCGCTAGATGCCGCATTGGTTGCGCTGGTAGCCGCATTAGTTTCTGATGTTGCTGCGTTTGATGCACTGGTTGCTGCGGCAGTTGCGTCATCCGATACACTAGACTCACTGGCAGCAGCCGCTGTAGCACTAGCCGCCGCAGCAGTAGCAGATGCAGCAGCTTCGTTTGCTTTTGTAGTAGCAGTCTGGGCGTTCTGTGCTACCTGAGACGCATACGCATCTGTAGAGGCATCACCTGAACCACCGTCACCCCGAAAGATAGGCATAGACTACTCCTAAGAAAACAAACAAGGAAAGAGAAAAAGGGGCCATTGCTGACCCCCATAGAGTTTTACTCGTCAGCGACAGCGAGGATAAATCCTGCTTCGGGACGGTAAGTCTCAACACCGTACAGAGTGTCAGCCGTGTACAGAGTAGAGAGGTACTCTTGCTTGTACTGGGTCTGAGAACGTACAGCCATTTGCTCTGCCATTACAAGAGCGTCTTTGTGGAAGAACAAGCAACCACGGGTATCAAGAGATGAAGCACCGTTCTCACCGCCTGTCTCAACAACGGGACAGTTACTAGAAACGTATACGTCAACACCGTACAAGTTACCGATGAGTCCTGACTCAACACCACGACCACCTACAAAGTCAGAAGACACGTAGCGCTCAATGCCCATGATTGACTTACGTGACGCAGGAGGAATAACGAGAACTCGTCCATCCATAGGTACGTCAGCGTCATCCATCAGCTTGATAGCTTCGCGGAATCCAAGATCCGTAAAGTTGTCGCCTGTAGCTACAGTATCCACTGCATAGGCAGCAAGACCGGCAGCAGCGTTAAAGTAGTAGCTGTTGCTATTTACCCAGTTAGCACCAGTAGCAGCAGGAGACTGAGTACGAGTACCGTCGCCAAAGCCAGTAGCAGCATTGATGAGGTCAGTGTCTACCTTCAGAGCAAGCTGATAGCCAGCGTCTTCGGTGTAGAACTGTCGCAGAGAAGACAGAGCCTGTACTTCTACGATGTCCTCAATCAAACGTGAGTACTCAAAGTGACGATCAACAGTTACTTGCAACTCAGTTTCTAGGTTAGCCTGAATCGTAACTGCTACAGCTTCTGCCTTAGCAGATGCAGCACCACGGATGGGCTTAGGGATGTGAATAACGTCACCCTTCTTGCCAGACATAGCAAGGCGCTTGACAAGGGGAGCCATCTTCAGGTTCTTTTGGTAAGCAGCGATTACTTCATCGCTCCAGATTTCTGGGATAAAAGTCCCAGCAGCAGTTTTGTCTACTACAGCATTAGCTGTAAAATAGGCACCAGAGGTTTCACCAGCCATTGTAATTCTCCTTTAGGCTATCGGACCCGACCCTCTGAGTACGCTTTGAGTAGTTCGTCCGACATGGACTGATAGCGCTCTGGGTCGGTTCTCATAAGTTTAATAATGTCAGCACGACGATAAACTTTACGACGAGATCCTTCTGCTGTTCCGCGAGCGTTGCCTGTTGATGCAGTCTTAACTGAACTCTTACGCGCTGCTTTTTCTGCTTGTGCAGTCTGTTGAACTATCTGGTTGCGCTCTTTCCAGAGGCTAAACAGTTCGTGTGCAGAATCGTAATCGTACTGTTGGTCTGCCTGAACAAACAACTGTGTTCGGACTTTTGACCCTTTGATCCACTCAGCAAACTTAGGGTCTTGCAGTATCTGTTCCATCTCAGGATGAGAGGACTTGAGTTGTGCAAGAGTAGCCTGTTGTTTGTATTGTTGTGTGTAAGCCTGCGCTTCCTTGATCTTAGGGTGGTTGTCTATAGCTCTACTAACAGCGGTCTTAGGATCGACAAAGAAATCTACATCGTCATCGTTATCATCTTGTTGTTGCTGTTGTTGAGGTGCTTGTTGGGTTGAGAGTTGTGTTTGGATGTAATCATCAACAACTTTACGTAACTCGCCAACTTCCGTACTCTGTTTACCTGAAAACTTCTCAAGTTCTTGGTGCATCTGTACGAGGTCTTCAACAGATTTACCTTGGTACTTTTCTGGAACTTCGGGCTGCTGAGGTTGTTCCTCTTCAGGAGTCTCTACAGTATCTCGTGTGTCGAGTTGGTCTGTTGCTTCTAATTCTTCTTCCTTACGCTCATCAAGTAGTGTTGCTCGTGACATTCTAAACTTACCCCGCCTATTATTATTATTAGGTTATGGAGGATTAAATGGGAGTTAGCCTATGAGGTTTCCCGCGTGGTTTGCCCAGCCTTCTCGTGTTCACGTACCCACTTCATGTGCCTACCGGGGAAATCCCCAGAGGAACCATCAAGGATATGTTGAGTTGCTGATACAATCTTTGTAGCGTTAGCACCGCATCCGCACCTACTGGATGTAGTACCTGACTCTACAAATTCTTCAAAGGTATGTCCGTTAGTACAACGAAAATCAAATACTTTAATCATCTTCTTCTGGAGGCTTAGATGCCTCTTCGTAGTTAGTTGTAACGATAGTTTCCATGTTGATTAAGTGGGCTAATACGCTTAGTTGTCCCTTACGAAAGAACATATCGTCAGCATCTTTAGCTGCTTCTATACTGTTAATCTGTAAAGCATTGTTACTAAAGTCCTGCACAAGTTGCTTCCAGCCATCAGTAATAAAAAGACTAAAGTATGCGTCGTAGTACTGCTGTGTTTCTTGATCCATCTTGAGGCCTCTTGGGTTGTCTCTATTGTATTAAGTGTACCTAAGTACACCTATATTATACCATACTTTTGACTAAAAGTCAAGTATTATTTTATGTAAATTTTACCGTTTCTTGGCAGTTTTCTGGGCTTTCTTAAAGGCAGAGGCCTTAGGAGCGCCTTTTGATCCCGGTTTACGCATAGTTTCACCTGATCCAGCCTTGATACGCTTACGTTTAGCGTGTATGTTGCTGTACAGTCCCCTAGGCATTATTTCTTAACCTTCTTCTTTTTCTTTTTAGGTGGTCTTCCTACTGTACTTCCGTATGTTCCTTTTCCTTGTGGCATAGCTATCTCCTTACCATTTTACCTTGTTTGCCCAATAAGCCGCAGAACACTTCCCTTTGGCTATGTTTTTAGCGTGACGAGCCTTAAAGGACTTACGCCTCGCTTTCTCCTTATCAGTCTTAGGACTCTTCCCAGCACCTGATACTCCTTGTTGTCCAAACCGGATAGTCTTAACTTTACCGTCGTCACATTTAGCCACAACTACGTGTGACTTAGTTGGGTGACTAGGCGTCCTCTTTGGCTTGTTGTAACCCGACACGCCCGCTCTTGCTAGTCTTGGGTCTTTTTCCTTTGGCACTGTTAGAGTCCTCCTTCTGGCGCAGGTCCGACATTTGGCCCTCTAGGTCCACGAGTTTGGCCTCCAGCACCTCCAATTTGTTGAACTGGTCTTGGAACGCTTGGTTGATTTGGCTGAGGAACTGGTTCATTTCTGTTTGTGTCATTAGCATTAGGACGTTTTCCTTCTATCTGTCTTTCTTTCAGTAGGGCGTCTGCTACCTTCAGGCGGCGGTCAAACTCCTTGTCTTCTTGATCCCCTTCCTTGAGATTTCTTGTGATTGCTTCCAGTTTCTCAATCTGTAGCTCTTCTGGCAGCAACTGTGTCTCCATAGCGTACTTAGACGCTCTAGCTTGAGACTCAGCGGCCTGTGCTTGCAGTGCTGAAGTCTGGCTCTGCTGGAACTCCATCTGAGTTTGTTGAGCCATCTGAGCCATCTGCTGTGCTTGAGGATCTGGCTGAGACGCCTGTTGCATAGACGCAATCAACTCATCACGGTTACTCAGGTTCATGTTGTCGATGATGCTCTGGATCAACACAGGGTAGATCGGGCTGTCTTGCTTCATGGTCTGCAAGAGTTGCACCAACTGTGTTACCTCGTATTCCCTAGCAATGATACCCAGAGTAGACGTAGCGTTAAACTTGTAGTCAGCTACGGGGTAGTTCTCAGGGTCAAACTGCATGTACCTGTGTGCAGCCTTAGTGACAAACGGTAACAGGAACGACTGTTGAAAGTTAATTAGGGTGCGCTTATGGCGTTTAATAATAGCACCAAGAGACATACTAATGCCAGCGGCAGTAGCTTCACCATTAACAGCGCCAGAAACTCCTGCTGAATCAACTGCTCCTGTAGCTTGCTGAACCATCTGCTGAAGCGCTTGGGCTTGTGCAAAGGTGATTTGACCAACTTGTCCAAAGTTAAACGGCTGTAGAACTTCACGCGGATCTCCGTTAGTTAGAATCATTTTGCCCGGACGTACTTCAGGTTTAGCTCCACGAGGTAGCCTAGTAGCATCAATAGCGAGCATTGGGTGTATCGTGAGGTTCAAGGCGTCAATACGTGCGCGTAACTCTGTGTCTAGCGCTTTCTGGCTGTTGTAGCCCTTTTCGCATACGCCACGGCCCCAGAATCTTCCGGG